CACTAAATATAAAAATTTCCAAGTATAGTAATACTGGAAGCAATTCACAAATAATCAAATAATAAATATGGCAGAGTCTGGCATTAAAAGTTATTTCCCGAGTCAAACAGTTAGTGATGCTGAGAAGCTAAGCTATGATTATGGTTTGAAAGTAGGTAAAGCAATAGAGCAAGAGTGGTTTAATAATGATAGAGGTAACACTAGACATAGAACTAACCACAATGATTTTCATAATTTAAGATTGTATGCTAGAGGCGAACAGTCTATTCAAAAGTACAAGGATGAGTTATCTATAAACGGTGATTTGTCCTATTTAAATTTAGACTGGAAGCCAGTTCCGATTATATCTAAATTTGTAGATATAGTTGTAAATGGTATAGCTGAGAGAACATACGATATAAAGGCTTTTTCACAAGATCCTTTTGGTGTTAAACAAAGAACTGATTACATGCAGAATGTTCTTGATGATATGCAGGCAAAACCTTTTATAGATCAAGCGGCAGTGCTAGGTGTAGACGCTTCTAGTAGTAACGTAAAACAAGAAGATTTACCTGAAAATAAAGAAGAGTTGAACCTTCACATGCAACTAAATTACAAGCAATCAATTGAGATAGCTGAAGAACAGGCTTTAAACACACTGTTTGATGGTAACAATTACGAGTTAATTAAAAAACGATTTTACCAAGACCTTACGGTCTTAGGTATTGGAGCTGTAAAAACGTCATTTAATACTTCAGAGGGAGTTGTTATTGATTACGTTGATCCAGCAAATTTAGTTTATTCTTACACAGAATCACCTTACTTTGAAGACATATATTACGTGGGTGAAATAAAAACTATTCCAGTAAACGAGTTAGCAAAACAATTTCCTCATTTATCTGAAAGTGATCTTGAAGATATAATGAAGAATAAATCTAACAATAGATCTAACTACAACTCTAAACATAGTTACGATAAAGAGGACAACAACACTGTCCAAGTGTTATACTTTAACTACAAGACTTATATGAATGAAGTCTACAAGGTGAAGCAAATGGCTACTGGTGCAGATAAAATAATATCTAAAGATGATTCATTCAACCCACCAGAAAATATGGAGGGTGGTTACAGTAGAATGTTAAGATCTATAGAGTGTCTTTACGATGGAGCTATGATTCTAGGTACCAATAAACTTCTTCGATGGGAGATGTCTAAAAACATGATGAGACCTAAGAGTGATTTTACTAAAGTAAAAATGAATTATTCTATAGTAGCACCCAGAATGTATAACGGTAAAATAGATTCTTTAGTAAAGCGAGTTACAGGGTTTGCAGATATGATTCAACTAACTCATTTGAAGTTACAACAAGTAATGTCTCGAATGGTTCCAGATGGTGTGTATTTAGATGCTGATGGTTTAGCTGAGATAGATTTAGGTAATGGTACAAACTACAACCCGCAAGAAGCTTTAAATATGTTCTTCCAAACAGGATCTGTTATTGGTAGATCATTTACTTCTGAGGGTGATATGAATCCAGGTAAAGTTCCTATTCAAGAAATAACATCAGGTTCTGGTGGAAACAAAATGCAAGCTTTAATAGGAACGTACAACTACTACCTTCAAATGATAAGGGACGTAACCGGCCTTAATGAGGCTAGAGATGGTAGTATGCCAGATAAAAACGCTTTAGTTGGCGTGCAGAAGATAGCTGCAGCAAACTCAAATACAGCAACTAGACATATACTACAAGCTGGTTTATTTTTAACTGCTGAGACAGCAGAGTGTTTATCACTTAGAATATCTGATATTATAGAGTATTCCCCAACAAAAGATGCTTTCATTCAGGCTATTGGATCTAGTAATATAGCTACGTTGGAAGAGATGTCAGATTTACATCTACATGATTTTGGTATTTTCATAGAGCTACAACCAGATGAGGAAGAAAAAGCTATGTTAGAAAACAATATACAAATAGCTCTTCAGCAGCAAACTATAGAACTTGAGGATGCTATTGATGTTAGAAACGTTAGGAATTTAAAGCTAGCAAATCAATTCTTAAAGTTGCGTAGAAGAAAAAAGATGGAAAGAGATCAAAAGGCGCAGCAAGAAAATATGGAGCGACAAGGTCAAATAAACCAACAGTCAGCCCAAGCGGCAGCGCAAGCTGAAGTTCAAAAAAACCAAGCTATAGCTCAGACAACAATACAGTTGGAACAGACAAAGTCTCAACTCAAAATACAAGAACAGACGCAAGAAGTTGAACTTAAAAAACAGTTAATGAAAATTGAGTTTGAGTACAACATGCAACTAAAAACTATGGAGTCGCAAGGTATGTCTGATAGAGAAAGTAGAAGGGAAGATAGAAAAGACAAAAGAACCAAAATACAAGCTACTCAACAAAGTGAGCTTATAGATCAAAGAAATAGCGGTGGAATGCCTAAAAACTTTGAGTCTTCAGGTAATGATATATTAAGTGGAGACTTCAATTTAAACGCATTCGACCCTAAGTAGGATTATTATTAATTATTATTATATTATATTATGGAAGAAGAAAATGAAAAAGTAGTCGAAGAGATTACACAGGAAACGACTGAACAAGTCGACGAAAGTAAATTTGAATCTGCTGGAAACGACAATGTTATTAAAGTAGATTTAAGCGCTCCACCACAAGAAAAAGTAGAAAATGAAGTTTTGGCAGAAGAAAAAGTAGAAGCCGTAACTGAGGTTGCTGAGGAAACGAAAGCGCAGCCAGAACCTGAATCACAAGAAGCTCCAGTACTAGAGGAGATTACTGAGGAAGAAGTTGAAAAGGTTGAGGAGCAAGTCGAGGAAGCTATAGCTAAAGCTGAGGCTACCGGAAAACCATTGCCAGAAAATATCCAAAAGTTAATGGACTTTATGGAGGATACTGGTGGTGATCTAAGTGATTATGTAAAACTTAATCAAGATTACAACGAACTAAGTGATACTGCTTTGTTAAAAGAATACTACAAACAAACAAAACCTCATTTAGATAACGAAGAAATTAACTTCCTTATGGAAGACACGTTCTCTTACGACGAAGATGTAGACGACGATAGAGATATACGTAGAAAAAAATTAGCGCTTAAAGAGCAAGTTGCCAGCGCTAAAAGCCACCTAGACGGGCAAAAGTCTAGATACTATAACGAAATCAAAGCTGGAAGCAAACTCACGGGTGAGCAGCAAAAAGCAATTGATTTCTTTAATAGATACAACAAGGAGTCAGAAGCAACTCAAAAAGCAGCGGAAAAACAAAAATCAACTTTTTTAAGTAAAACTGAAAATGTTTTTAACGACAAGTTCAAAGGTTTTGAATACAACGTCGGTGATAAAAAATATAGGTTTAACGTAAGCAATGCTGAAGAGGTTAAGAACACTCAGGGTGATATTAATAATTTTGTCAAGAAGTTCTTGAATGAAAACAATGAAATGTCAGATGCCAAGGGTTATCATAAATCTCTATACACAGCAATGAATGCAGATGCTGTTGCGAAACACTTTTACGAACAAGGAAAAGCAGATGCTATGAAAAATAGTATGGCTAAAGCCAAAAACGTTGATATGAACCCAAGACAAAGTCATGGGAAAATTGAAACAGGCGGTATGACAGTAAGAGTATTAGGTGATAATGCTAATGATTTTAAGTTTAAAATTAAAAACAACAAATTTAAAAAGTAATAATTTAAAAAAAATTTAAAATGGCAATTACAAGAGGAACTCAGAGTAGAGGCGCAGCGGTACAAGCGGTTACTTCTGAGAATTATTTAGACATCCAAAATAATGGATGGGCACAGCAATATCTTCCTGACTTGATGGAAAAAGAAGCTGAGGTTTTCGGTAAGAGAACTATATCAGGTTTCTTATCTCAAGTTGGTGCAGAAGAAGCTATGTCAGCTGATCAAGTTATTTGGTCAGAACAAGGTAGGTTACACTTATCTTATATATGTGATATGTTAGATGTTACAGCGAGTACTATTAATATTTTAACTGATATTGATGGTGTTGCTCAAACAACTACTCACGGTATTAGAGTTGGTGATATGGTATTAATTTCTGGTGGTGGACAAACGGTTACAGCTCGTGTAAGTGTTGCTGCTGCTGGTAACCAAACTATTACAGTACAACCTTATAGTGTTGCACACATGACAAACGCAGGTTTTGTTAATGGTGATAATGCTTGTACTATAATGGTATTTGGTTCTGAGTATGCTAAAGGTACTGCATATTTAGGAGCTAGATCTAATGAGCCACAATTCACTACATTTACTAACAAGCCAATCATAATGAAAGACATGTACGAGGTTTCAGGATCTGATGTTGCTCAAGTAGGTTGGGTTGAAGTATCTGGTGAGGATGGACAAAACGGTTACTACTGGTATTTAAAAGCTGAAGGTGATACTAGAGCTAGATTCACGGATTACTGTGAGATGGCTTTAATTGAAGCTGAAACAGTAGCTGGTGCTTCTGCTATAGCTTTACCAACTGATGGTGGTGCGGGAACTGCAGGTACTGAAGGTTTATTTGCTGCTATCGAAGCTAGAGGACATCAGTCGTCTGGTATTACTGGTGTTAACGCTGCAACTGATTTAGCTGAATTTGACGCTATCTTAGCTGAGTTTGATAGAAATGGTGCAATTGAAGAAAACATGTTATTTGTAAATAGAGCAACTGCTTTAGCTATTGACGATATGTTAGCTTCTATGAATTCTTACGGAGCTGGTGGTACTTCTTACGGAGTATTTGACAACTCAGAAGATATGGCATTAAACTTAGGTTTCTCTGGTTTCAGAAGAGGTTCTTATGACTTCTATAAGTCTGACTGGAAATACTTAAATGACTTAGCTACTAGAGGTGGTATTAATCTTACTGCTGCCGCTGAAGGTATTAGAGGTGTTGTTATACCTGCTGGTGTATCTTCAGTTTATGATCAAGCTTTAGGAAAGAACATGAAACGTCCTTTCTTACATGTTAGATATAGAGCTTCACAGTTAGAAAGTAGAAAAATGAAGACGTGGGTTACTGGTTCTGTTGGAGCTACTACTTCTGATTTAGACGCGATGACTGTAAACTTCTTAACTGAAAGATGTATGGTTACTCAAGGTGCTAATAACTTCATGTTATTAAACTAAGCAATTCTTAAAAGACCGGGGCTTCGGCCTCGGCCTTTTATTTTATTAATTTTATTATATATTATATTATGGCAAAGAAAAAAGAAACAAAAGAAGTGGTAGAGGTACCTGTTGTTGAAACACCAGTTGTTGAAACACCAAAACCTAAAAAAATTGAATCTAAAGAACCTCAATGGGAGGTTAAAGATAGAACATATCTTATAAAAAGAGGAACACCATTAAGTAAGTCTATTAAATCAGCAGGTATATACTGGTTTGATGAAAAAGAGGGTTACGAAAGAGAACTAAAGTATTGTGAAAATCAAATTACTTGCTTTGTAGATGAAATGAAAGGTGATCAAAGATTATCGCATATTATTTTTAGAAACGGCGTTTTACAAGTGCCAAAAAACAAAGTTGTATTACAAAAATTATTATCTTTATATCACCCTATGAAAGATAAAATTTATTACGAAAACCAACCACAACTTACAGCAGCTTATGAGGTCGAAGATATAGAAATGGAGATTGAAGCGTTAAACGCAGCTCAAAGTTTAGATATAGATATGGCCGAAGCAGTTATGCGTGTAGAGGTAGGTTCTAAGGTGTCAGAGATGAGTTCTAAAGAACTTAAAAGAGATTTGTTGTTATATGCTAAGAGAAACCCAGTTTTATTCTTAGAATTAGTAAATGATGACAACGTTCAACTTAGAAACTTTGGTATTAAAGCAACTGAAATGGGAATAATTAAATTATCTTCTGATCAAAGAACTTTTACTTGGGGTTCTAATGATAGAAAGTTAATGAACGTTCCGTTTGACGAACACCCTTACTCAGCTTTAGCCGCTTGGTTTAAAACTGACGAAGGAATGGAGATTTACTCCAATATTGAAAAAAGATTAAATTAATCTAACTGTAGATGCGGTCGCTCTACGG